TCTCATTAGAAGCTAAAAGCTGAGATCCCAGGTTGTAGTCATCGATCGTCAAATAATCAGAGATCACAAAGTAAGAATAATCGATAGCAGTCGTGAAGCTTCTTGTACCCCCGTAAAAAACATTAGATGAATTCTTGAAATCCATCGTTTTAGTGCTGGTGTTAATTTCATATCCAGAGCGTGTGTAAGTTTTGCGATCCATTTTTTTATTCTGTCTCGATAGCAATCTGAAGGCGAATTGATCGTACCCTCCAAACTGATTTTGGAATACGATCTCAACCGGCGTAAATCTAGGTGCGCACGTTTGTGTGATAGTTATCGAATCAGAGCCGATCGATACGCGATAGGCATAAGTACTCGCCGTGATCTTAGTTGTGCCTAGGTAGGCATTTATAGAAGCAGGAGATAGGTCCAAAAGAATTCCATGAACTGCGCTAGTTAAGAAATTAGATCCAGTCGAAGCGCTTCCGTTATTTGTCCCGTCCTCGTTTAGATTTTGGATCGTAGCAGTTAGCGAACTGGCTAAGTCTGAATTAAAGTAAGTGATCAAGAAAGATTCTCCCTGAACTACCTTCGCAGCTGTCCGATCGCGTGATGTCAAGAACTTATTTTCATAAGTGGTCATCGGAGTGCGGAAAGGATCAAGCGAAAAGTTCCAGCCCTTATAGGATCCAGAAGTTAAGTTCGGATAAGTTACTCCGTTATATTCTTCCCCGTAGCGGATCGTGTAATCGACATGAAGGAAACCGTCTGCATTGCGGACAAATCCTGATCCGTCATCGACAAGTTGGCTTGCAAAGTAATTTCTGACAATAGGTCCGAAATCGATGATCCCCAAATTGTTAGAGTCTGGATAGACTTTAAAGCTTGCGACGGTTGCTGAATTAATCTGTATGTCAAATACATATTTGAAGTTGGTTAGTCCTACGTTGTCCGAGCTTACGACGAACCAGAGCGCGTCGTGAGCTGAAGAATAACTAGCAGGAATGCTTTCAATAGTGATCGCCATTATTTGAATGTTTGTTTAATGTTTAAAGCTACGTCTTGACCTAGTGCCTTAGCAAGCTTGATTTGGAAGTCCTGGCCGAATGCCTCTTCGATATTATCTTCGAAGAATCCAGTCCTAGAGATACCTTTTCGTTTTATGTTTTTAGCCGTTGCTATTGCCAGGTTTCGAAGCGTCTCTGTTTTGTCTACCACATTGCCAAGCGTTTTTCTTTTTCGCTGTAAGCCGGTCAGATTCTTTCTCTGGTCCTCGTTACGGATGTAAGACTTATGTCTTAAATACCACTTAGTGATCGATGTAATGAAGCCACTAGAAAGGCGTAAATTTTTAAAGCTATACGGACTATTCGTCGGCTCGTGAAATCCTCTAGGAAGTGATCCTTTGAAACCTCCGATACCCTTGACACCTTTGTCGTTGAAATCGTAATACTCAGACGCTGGATTATTTTTATCATATCCAATCGTCAAAGAGTATTTAGTTCCACTCTGCTTTACTTCCGTGACTACGATATCTGACAGATTACCAGTGTCGATCTTGCCTCGCTGAGTTAATCTTTTTTTAGCCAGCTGAATAAACTCATAAGCTGCCTGAGTCATGATCGCCTCGACAGCATTCAAAACTACTTCGCCACCTTTGGAGATCCCTCCAGCTGTGAAGCTTGAGCCTAAAGATTCCTGCGCCTTAGTTATGCTTTGCATACGCTTGTTTTATTTGTTCGCGATCGTGCGCTGTTTTACTCTTTAAATAAGACAGATCATTCAAAGCCTGGATCGTCGGAAGCTCGTAAACTTCAGACAATTTTATCCTTTCGTGCTCCGCAATAATTGTGGCCTGGTATATCCATCCAAAGCGTTGCATAAACCCTGAACCAGAATCTCTGCCTCCTCTTCCGTCATCCCCGCCTTCATTGATTCCGTCTTGAAATAGCCCGACAAATTCTTTATCGAGTCGCTGAAGACTTGACAAAAAAAAACTATCGAGCCGTAGACTTGTTCGAACGGAGCTTCCAAGATATCCTCAGCGTATTCCTCGTGCTTAGCCGAATCGTACTTGCATATTTTCCATCCTCTCCAGGTCCGTTTCATAGGCATGACCATTGACGCGGCGATCTTGTGAATGTTCATCGCTATGTCAGCACCGAAAAACTTAGTTTCTAGGTAGCGTGCATAGGGGATATTTCGAACGTCATAGATACACCGGTAACGTCTACCAGGCGTCTTAATAAAGTCCACTGGCTTAGGCTCTGGGAGCGTGTCAGTTATGAACTTTATTTTTAATAATTGCTTATTTAGATCCTTTACAGATAAGGAGTCTATTTGGTTTTCTGTTTGGTTAGTCAGAATAGCCAAGGATTTTACAGCGATGTCGAGCTCTGTCAGTCCTTCAGTTTTTTGAAGAAGATTCTGGAGCTGGATCCACTGCCATACAGTAACGTCTTTCCAAGTCATATCGATATTAAATAGCATTTAAACAAAATTGTATTTACCGGTGCCAGCCTTGAAGTCTAGCTTTCTCCAGGCTAAAGCCAAAGCCATCACACAGTCATCGTGAAAACCGCTAGGAGCGGAATACTTTACACCATTAGCCGAGTATTGATACTCGAAGATCTCGAGCTCCTCCTGGATCATACCTGCCGGATAGTGGATCTTCTCTTGATGAATCGCCACCTGCAAGCCTAACATTAATTCCTGCTTCGACTGGCTTGTAAACTTAAAGCCCTCGATCGCTAATCCTTCGCGCTGTAATTGCTCGACCACTGGATCGCCTACGCCAGTGCTATCGACTAACATGGGAACCTTTGGAAGCATTCTGATTTTATTTTGTGTACTTGCCCAGTCGCTTTGGAAGCGATCGAAATAAGCCACATTTCCAGCGCCGTCTAATCCAATGATCACAGTCCAGTCACTATATTTTGCAAGGTCAATACCAAACACGCGGACCGGATCCTGAGACATGGCAGAAACACATCTGGAAAGCGCCTGAGATCCAAATGGATTCGCGCTGTTCTCTGCTGGGTTTGCCATGTACTCCTGCTCAAATACCACTTCAGGCAAAGCTAACCTAGCGCTGTCGATCTCTTCGTCTGCTATGTGTGGATTATCGTAGGAGCTGTATTTGAATGACTCCCATTCCCCAGAAGGATCGAGTCCTTTAAGATAGAGTGAGTAGAAGAAATTCTTTCCTTTCGGAGTCGATAAGAATATCGCCTTTCCTTGGAAGTCTGTTAGCGTTGGTCTGATTGCATTATTCCAGCCATCTTCCAGGTTAGGAATAAAGGACGCCTCATCGATGATCACATAATGAAACTTTAAACCCCTGAGATTATCCAGGCGTTCGCCAGTGAAGAATCTGATCGAGCCTCCAGTGATTAGCTTGAATGTCAGATCTGATCGATTAGGGATCGCTACGTTTGCCGGCATCAATAAGGCTAGCTCATCGAAGAACGCTTTGGCTAGTAAGTAAGTCGGTGTGATGTAAGCGACGCGCTTTCCTTGCATGGATTCCAGGCATGTGATTACCTGGCAGATTAAGGACTTCCCCCATCGTCTGCCGGACATTAACACCTTGAACCTTGCTTTTGAGTTTAAGACCTTCGCTTGGTTAGTGTGTGGTCTAGGAAGTGTGATCTTCGTTTGCAAAGCTTATGATTACTTCTTGTTTCTCTTCGTTCTTAGCTCGATCCGTCCATCCTAAGAGATTCTTAGCGTAGAAGATGCCCTTTCCTTCATTAGCCACAATATCGGCCGCTAGAGCGCGAAACATTTCGTCTATCTCTTTGACTTCTTTGTGTAGTGGATGATCAGAATTGCCTAGGACATTATACCAATTAGAGCGCTTGTAAAATTGAGCGCCTTGTCTTGGTAGCCATATAAGTAAAAAGTAGCTGATTGTAGGCAAGTGACGTTCACGAATGATCCGAACGCCTGCCCCAGTTGCTACTTCCTTAGTAGAATCCAGACAATAGTCGACGTATCTATTCGCCCACTCAAGGATCAGGTCAGCTTCTCTGATTTTCTCGACTGGTTTTTTAGTGCTTACTGGTTTTTTCTCTTTCATTTTTTGAATAATAAGGTCCAATCAGTCGGTATAGTTAGGCGATTATAAAGCGAATATCCATATTCTGCCATAAATTCGATCCACTCGTCGGTCTGTTTTATGTTAATATGGCCCCACCAGGCATCAAATTCTTCTGTCGTAGTGTAAGGAGTTGAAGAAAGAAGCAGGTAATTAGCCTCGATACTCTCTAAATACTCGTTGATCTGCTCGTCTGTTAGGTGTTCAAACACCTCGATCGAGACAATCATTCCACATTTACCAGGATAATTTCCTAAATCTTTTAGGTTTATTCCCCTGGATCGAGCAAAGTCTCTGTGATATTTGTTTGGCTCGATGCCGTGATATTGAATTCCTTTGTGTTCTAAGCATTCGCCAAGCGTTCCCATACCAGCACCGATCTCAATCACAGACTGCGCATAGTTTTTAATGATGTTCGCCGTGCCATCCATAAGCGCCCAGTATTCTGGATTCTCTGGTGTCACTCCTATGCTGATCTCGTAATCGAAAAACTCCTTTTCAGTTGCTTGCATTACTCTATTAGTTTGGAGTAAGTAGCAAATCTTGCCTCGTTAATTTTAAAGATATCGTAATGTTCGCGGACATATTCTCCGTTTCTATATCCGTAGTCATCGCGCATCTGCTTACTGAATGCCATTCGTTTAATGTCGCGCTCCCAGTTGTCTACTTCGAAGATAGTCGGGATATCGTCATAAGGCGCCTTTTTGTAAGTTAAGATCGGGATGTTTTTCGCTCCTGCCTCCAGCGCTTTAAGATTCGATTTTAGTCTGTTGAATTTATTATCCAGCAAAGGAACTAAAAGCATGTCGGCCTCAAGGTAAAAATTCATGTATAGATCGACCGGCATCGATTCTAGGATCTTATAGTCAAGCTTCTCATTAGCAGTGTATAGATTACCCATCTGCTCCCAGTGCCACTTATTAAAATTATTCCATCCACACAGAAGCATCCTGGTATTCTCTCTGAATACCCTAGACTTCGCCAGCTCTCTGATCGGTTGCTTGAGTTGCTGAATATCCGGATAGTGAGTGATCGATCCAGTGTGTGCGATCGTTACTTTCTCATTCTCCTTCCTGATCGACGTGAATTGATCCTTGTCAAATGGCAAAGCGTTTGGAAGGACCTCACAATTCTTATTGATCTGGATGATCTCCAAGCGTAGGCGATTGTGAGTCGTTGTAACCAGGTCAGCGAAACGAATGTAATCCTTGATGATCCTAGTCACTCCAAGCTTGCGATAGGTGTGCGCGCTTAGATGCTTATCGAACAGAGTCCAATAGTCATCAATATCTACCACCAATTTAAAGCCAAACTTCTGGCGCCATTCCAGGAGCTGAAGAAGTGGCGTCGATTCAAGGAACCGATTTACCACTACCACATTGAAATTCTTTTCTTTCAATAGATCCTCTGTAATCGTGTCAGTGATCAGGCAGTATTCCTTCTCCATGGTCGACAAAGGAAGTGCCAGTCTGTGGTATGTTACGCCACTATTTTGACTTCCTACCGCCAGGATTCTTAGCTTTGATTTTGTCATTGGTTTGGTTAGTTTGTTGAGCTGAGATCACATTCTCGTAGTGATGCTTTAAGCGCTTGAGCATGTCGAAGACGCAGCCTCCACACCAGGCGTTTAGCACATAGCTAGGATCCAGTGATCGCTTGTAGATTTCGTGATACTCATTAAGGACCGCGTGGTCTAGGTTTCGAGTAAATCCAAGCGCTACCGATTCAAAGTTGATGATATTGTCTTGGATGAATTTAATGTCTTGCTGTGTCATAGCTTTTCTATTTCTTGTTTAACTTTATCCCAATAACTCAAAGCATCATTATATACAATTGCTGATTTATTATATGATTTGTATTCATTTAATATTTCATCTACTGCAATTAATGCACATTGTTTTGCTACTTTATACTTTGAAGAATCATGTTCTGTAAATATTCCAAAGTCAGTATCAAATATTGGTTCATACATTGAACTTATAATATCTTTCGCTTTCTCTTCTGGTGTCATAGCTTTGTAAGTAATTTCATTAATAATCTTTCCACCACCGCAGCGATCACGCCGGCCCCGAATGAAGTCGCGACGATAGTCGATAGTAACTCAGGCGCAAACATCAATCCAAGCGCCGCCCAGAAGCCCAGGCAAGGCGCGCAGTTGAACGGTTTAAAATTGATCCCTAGGTTATAGGGCAAATTGTTCATATTCCAGAACGTAACGAAAGCCACTGAGGCAAGTAGTTGAATCATTTGTTTATCATTTTTATTCTGATATTGTCAATGTTTTACTTCTGATATTGGCATAAAATTTGCTGTCTTTCCAGCTGTCATTAGTTTAGTTACTATGCTATAATAACCAACATCACTAAAAGTGTAGTCAGGACAGGATTCGAACCTGTATGTTGAATATAGAGGATATAGTTTTCGTACTTGTTCTATAACATGATACTCCATTTAAGCGTCTACCATTCTGCCACCCGACTATATAGTTATCCTCACACCAACTCAGATAACTATGTTTTGCTCCCTCCCTACTCACACCGAGACTTTGTGCTTTTCGGTAAATGGTGACTAACTTCCTTCTATTTTATAGAGAGCTTCTTTTACTTCCAGGTAATAACATTTATCGTCCATCCTCTTCGACATGTCGATAAACTTCTGGCACATAAACAGAGCGCACTCTCGAGCCATTAGTTTGGAGCCAGTAAAGTAAAGGCAATTATTGAACAGCTCACGGGCTGTCTCATCTGGCTTCTTATTCATCCTTCAGTTTCTTTTTGATTAACGCGATAGTTTTGACGATCGACGGATAGGGTATCTTGGTCTTTCTGTGGACGTCCATCTGATTAAATCCAGACTCGACGTATTGATCCAGCAGTCGGTCTTCATACCAGCACAGCGTCTTTCTTTTACTATCTAGCAAATCAAACAGAATTTCCTTCTGGTCCTTCGAGTTGTCGATCTGATCTTCCAGGTTTTCGATCTCCTCTATCGATTCGAACTTAGCCCGGAAGTTACGGAAGAAAGGCTGATTCATCCCAGTGCTTCGGATCATGTTTAGCATGGCCCGGACCAGGTAGAACTTCAGCGCGTTATTCTCGTAAAGATTCCAGAATTTCTCGTCGCTTAGAGTGCAAAGAGAGATGAACATCTCTTGCCTAAGATCGTCGCGGAGGCTAGCCGGTTGCATCTTGCGAAGCGCCTGGCTTATATCCTTCGAAAGATACAGCTCCTCGATTATCTCGTTTCTGCTCTTCACTATAAGTCCTCTGGTAAACTAGCGATGTAAGCTTCGACTTCCTTCACGATCTTCTTCGTGTTTTCGATTTCATACTTTAAGTATTCCATCGCTTTCTCAAGATCCTGAAGACGATCTTGTTTCTTGCCTGCTCTAAGAACGTACTTGATGACGTTACCTAGGGAGAACCCAAGCCCAAAAGCATCGATCACATCGATCGCCTGGAGTCCTCCCTTTCCTTGATAGTGATCAGGTTTGACCACTTGTTCAGCGTTACTATTCATTTTCATTTCGTTTGGTTATGCAAAGCTTAAAAAATCTTTTTTAAAATTCCAAATTTACACCGTAGTTTTTTAGTAATATATTCAGCTGAGTGTTAAGCCCTTCGCTCTTAGTCTCTGTCATTTCAGTCATCTCCATGCCTAAGCGGAAGAATAACAGCATGAGCTTACCTGCATCCAAGTACTGATCAGTGACCTCTCCAGTCGGATCGCCTTTATAAATCTCCTGCTCTAACTTCAGCAGTTCATCCAGAACACTATTGGATTTCATCTTCAGCGACTGGCGATTAAATATGGACGGACGGAAGTCTGCCTCGATGTGATCAATCAGCGCGTTGATCAGTCCGGCGTAGATTATAATCGTTTCTTTTTCTTTTAGCTTTGCCATTTTAGAATAGTGTTAATTGGTCTGTGTGTTGTTTAAATCGTTTCTCTGATGCCTTGAAATAATCCTCGTCTAGCTCGAAGCCAGTGAACTCAAAGCCTAAGTCATAGGCTGCAATCCTGGAGCTTCCAGATCCTAAGTGAGTGTCTAGAATCTTATCGCCTTCTTTGGCGTAGTTAGTCAATAACCATTTGTAAAGTTTTGTGGGCTTTTGAGTTGGATGAAATCTACCACCTTCGATGTTATTTTTAGCTAAAGCCTCTCCTCTTGACATATCAAAAACTCTGATTGCTTTATCAAAAGAACTCCAAGCAAGCTCTCCATCTGCTAAAGAAAAATCTCTTTGACCTTTATCCCAAAAAATCCACCCCATACTTGGCGGAAGAAATTCAGTCATATAATTTCCTCCCCATACAATTTGATTTTTTGAAACCCGAAATAATTCATTCCAATAATTTTCATCAGGAATTGATGAATCCCACTCCGTCGTTTTATATAATTTCCATCCCCTTCCAGCCTTTGACTTACCTTCTGATTTTATTCTAGATAAGGCAGCATTGTTTTGTTTCTTGTCCGCATCAATACCATAAGGCGGATCAACAATCGCCAGCTCAAAGTGATTGTCTGGATACTGCTTCATGCCCTCGATGCAATCCATATTAAATACTTCTGATTTCGTTTTCATTTGTTTTTGTTTAGGTAGTCCTTTATTCTTTTAGTCCTTAGGAAGGCAGCCCTTCGCTCCGCCCCGTGGTTATTTAACATCCTCAATAGATTGATTCTAAGCGATCCATTTACGTCATTGATAACAACACCAGGCAATAGGATAGATCGTGTCTCTCGTGTCAATTCTGACTCGATCCAAGCGATGCACTGCTTATAATTGTCCGGCAGATTTTTATTAGTGTCCATTTTAAACTGGTTTAATCTCAAACTCAATTCTAGGATCCATTTTATCAATGTGCTTTCTCATAACCAGGACCGAACATAGTCGATCGTTTGCAATCATTCCACAATTCTGGAGGCAGTCAAGGATTACCTTCGCCGCGTTGTCCAGGTCAGATCTGTTAGATTGGAAGTAGACATCGATCCAAATCTGGAAGGGCTCTGTAATTGTAATTACATTGTGCTTACGAATCTGCCACTCGAAGCTCACTTCGTACTCCTTTAGATCAACGGTCTTATAGAGGCGATTCCCTCCGATCCGGTATCCGTTTGACTTGCTAGGCACCTGGCCTTTGATTGTGATCATGATTTTGATTCTTTAACTATCTCTATAAGTTTATCTATACAAGCATTTTCTGCTTCTTCGTACGTTAAATACCCAAGTAAAGTATTATCTTTTATCCATTCATTTGATTTAAAAGTAATATCCCACGAATATGTATGAGATACATCCATTGCAAAAATGCAACCATTTAATATATTATGTTTCTCTCTAAACCATCTCAATACTTGTTGTTTAAGTGGTGCAGTACATCCATCTTTACCCATTGCTAAAGTTGAATTTTTCTTTATAGTAGCAGTATATTTTAAGCTACATAAATTTGGCGTAAAAAATGATGCGAAACAAACTTCATCAAATTCCAATTCTTTTAAAGCTAATGCTTGCTCGTATGTTACAAATTCTTTTTCCATATTTTTAAAATTTAGCCTCCTCGAAGGTATGATTAATCGTATTGATCGCGCTCTCCTGGTAGACCGGCTTAAAACCCTGGAGCTCCTCGTAAGAATCCGCAATCCGGTTAGTCGTAATATCCACATAGCGATCGATCGTGCAAGTCTCCCCGTCTCGATTTTTTAGGATCACATAATTGAGGATATTATCATCCGGTCCTTTTGCTGTATTGTTAGCCCTGGCGTCGGTGTATTTATAGTAATCGTCGCGATATAGTCCGATCACTGCGATCGCGTCCTGCTCGACATTCCCAGAGCTTCTAATGTCAGATAGCTGTGGAAGTCTTGATGATCTCCCCTCGATTCCCCTGGATAGCTGAGACAAAGCGATGATCGGAATCTTTAGCTTCCTGGTTAGCTTCTGGATCTTATTTGATACGGAAGAAACCTGAGCAAAATCTGACTGATCCTTGAGCTGATTGTCTCTGATCAGTTGCAGATAGTCGATGACTACCAGGTCAATTTTATTTCGCTTGGCCTCCGATGTTAGGATCATGGATAGATAATTAATATCACGATTATCTGAGTCATAGAAGAATATCGGAAGCGATTTAAGGATCGACGCGTTCGAGTTGCGGATTTTAAGTATATCGTCTGGCTTCACTCGGTTAGCTTTTAGATCGCTGTATTTATAGTCGCAATTCTCGGAGCTGATAAGACGATACATGAGCGACTCCTTTGGCATCTCAAGCGAAAGGAATAGAACTCGTTTACCAGATTTCGCAGCGCTCTTAGCGTGTTGTAATCCTGCAATAGTCTTGCCCATACCTGGACGCCCAGCTATTACCGTCATTCCTTCCTGGAACCCTCCTAGAATATAGTTTAAATCCCTAGATCCGGTGTCAATACCTGAGAACTTAATCTTCCCAGCGTTAGCTTCTAGCTTATCGATGACTTGATCATAGACTGAGGCGATGTCAAACACCTCAGAGGATTCGATTGATCGCTCTAGGCTATCCATTTCCTTGGTAATGATCGTCTGTAAGTCAGAGACTTCCTTGTTATCCAGGATTGCAGTCTGAATCTTAAAGGCTAAATCGTGGAATCTTCTCTTTCCTTCTGTTTCTTTTAGCTGATAGCAGGATTCTTCTAGGTTAATCAATCGGTCAGGCATTAGTTTCAGGACCAATTCAGCCGAAATTCCCTTTTCTTTTTCTTTGCTTTTAAGGACTCTAAATACATCTGCCCTAGTGATTCTCTTATCTTCTAGGGATAGTTCCTTAAATGCAAGGAATGACGCCTTAAATAAAGCATCTGTGAAAGATTCTTCACTGACTAATTTATTAGCTTCACTAAATAAGTGAGGATAAGCTAGTAAATGTGAGACGATGTCACGCTCTAGGTGCACATCGTTTAGATTTAGTTTTACTGCCATTCGTTTGGTATTATAGGTTTGTCGTTCAAAGCTACTTGATTAACTGGACTTTTCAAATTTTGAATCTCGTCGTTGAAGCATTTGCCGTTTAAGTAGGTTAGTGGATTCTTTCTGTACTGCAAGTCTGGATTAGCTTGGACATACTTATCGACTGACTCCAGAATTTTTTCAATCTCTTGCTTCTTTAATTTCTTCCAAGCCTTTTCGCATTTAACTCGATCGACTTTCTTTCCGTAGTTATTCCAGAAGATTTCAAACTCATCGCTTTTGTATTCTTCTTGTTCTTCTTCTTTTTCTTTTTCTTCTTCTTCTTGCGATTCGGTATCCATACTGTATAGATACTGTATCAATACTCTATTTTTGACGTTCTTTAGCTCTTTTTCTACACAAGACAGAACTTTAGGCGAATTTGAGTCATTGAACTTAACCCAGTTTAAAAGCGCGATTTCATTCGTATCTTTTGAGAATCTAATTTTGTTTTTTTCTTGGAAGAAATCTAATAGCTTATGCACTGTCTCGGCATTGTATCCGGTATCAAAGCAGATTTTTCTTATAGACGTCTCATAGATTCCGCACTGTGTGGTCCTATCATTGGTCATCAAATACAAGTAAAAGTATTTCTGCTCTGGAGTTAGATCTCCTATGAAGGAATCGCTCCAGAAAGTGACCGATATTTTTCTAAATGCTGCCATAGTAATTAATATCTAAATTTTAAAGATGGTTCTTTATCTTCTGGATAATGTCTGTAACCTTTTAAATCGTAGGTTATATATTGCCCCATTCTAAATTCTACTATTAAATGGTTTTCTGAATAATCTATTATTCCATTACCATATCTTTCGTCATAAACTCTATCGCCTCTTTTAAATTTTTTCTCTTGCATTTCTGTAAATAAAAAAAGCCAGTCTGCGTAGGAGTGCAAATCTGGCTTCGGTTTTTTAAACCCTTAAATAACCCAAGAACTCCTACCCTCTTGGCTTATTGTTCTCAAATTTAAAACAAAATTTTTAATTCACAAATTATTTCTAAGAATTTAATAGATCAGTTAATCGCTGGATCTCTGCCTCCGCTTCACTGATCTTATCAAGGATCAGATCGAAAGCTTTGACCTCTGGATTATAATACTTCATGATCTTAGAATAGTCCGAAATCGTTTGCTGTTCGTGTGCGATTCGCACGTTTACCACAGCGTGAAAACATTGGTCCTCTAGTGTCATTGTCTTACTTTTATGTGACAAACTACCTCGCGCCAGTATGTCGCGTCTAGTCCGTCGATGATTCTATTTTTAATGATCAGCCTGGAGTTTTCCAGGGCTTCTTCTAGGACGTATTTCATCTGAATCTTTCCGTATTGCTTTAGATGAGTATCGCTGATATAGTTGATTATATCGTCTGATTTTTCTTTCGGTGTCATGGCTTACAGATTTATTAGATCCTCTCTTAATTCTGCCCAGTGGCTAAGATCTAAGTCTCCTGCATGGATAGCTTCCATGACGATCTCGGCGCCTAGGATTGCAGAAGCGATTGCCTCCTCTTTATTTTTCTTGATCTGTGGGTGCGCTTCCTGGAAACGCTTTACTAAACTTGCTGCGAATTGCTTTCTTGTCATTTTATTGGTTAGATGTGGGCCAGCCTACATGACCGGCCCGGTTTACAAATATACTAATTTTTTACTTTCCTGATTCTGTGGAAGAAAATACCTTCCAGATATGGGAAGTCTTTCTCGAATTTTCTTGCATAATCTGCTGTATAGTTATTATTGCATTTGTATCGATCAGTCCTTTCAATCATTGACTCCCATCTGATCCTTTCGAAGATCTGCTTGGCTCCTATTTTTTTGTGACCGTTATTGATCAGCAAAAAGGCGAAGCGTTTGAACTCTTCGTATATCTTTTGATTCTTTGCGTGATACTCTTGGAATGTTAGCATCTTGTTTGAATTTAGATGAATAGTAAAGTTTACGATAATCCTCCTGAAGCTGGTTAGATATGTGATCCATCCAAGCGTTAAAATCAAGCTTCTGTTTCTTCATTTTTATAGGGATTAGTTTTTCTTAATTGAGACCAGATTGCAACATGATACGATATCATATCATTAGAAACATGGTAACCTAAATGATCTTTTTTATAAAAATGAGATACCTCCCATCCATCAGAATCCTTATCTCTCACCCATACGACATCGCCTAATTCAGGTAAATCTTCAGGTCGCTCTTGACTAAATCCTTCAAGAGTATATTCTGTAAAAGATAATAAAAACCCATCTCTAAAATTGTCTTCAAATCCTTTTGCTTGTTTATCGAATTGCACTCTTACCCAAGATTGATTATTATTACTTAATAGCTTGATAACTTCTCCCCATCCATATAGGAAGTGATAGACCCTATCTTGTTCTTTAAATATCTGCTGTTTCATATTCTTGCATGATTAATTTTAACTCCTCCATTACTTCCGGGTATTTTAGTTTCCCGTAGACTGTCTGCTGGACTAGGCCAGTGTTCCACTCTCTGGCGCTAAAGGGAAGCTTCCCCTTAGCATTTAGGCGCTCTGCGACTTCTTTATAAACACTCATTTTCTTAATCTTTGCCATCTTCTTGGTCTGTTTTTAATTTCATGTAAGGCTCTGAGCCTATAACTTTATAACCTTGCGATAATTTCCAATCGCAATACCTGGTGTATTCTTCACTAGATTCGAATCGTTCTATGACCGTGGAATATCCTCCAAAGTTATATTTTAAATCTAGTCTTAAGACTTGAGGATAGACTGGTATATCTTTGGATTTTTCCCCGATATAAACCAGCCCCTCCTTTAGTCGTTCATCCATCCACTGATCGAAGTCAGTCTTAGTCTCGAAGTCTTTCAAATAACTCACTGACCAATCAATCGAATTTCTAAACATGAAGCTTGTTCCTTGCTTGAACATGACTACCAAGGTAAATCGTCTTCGTCAATTGTAGCAGGCTCAGATACTTCTGACTCACTAGGTCCGACAATTACAAGCGCCTTGTATTCATTAGAAGATTGAATCTTCTCTTTGATGAAATCAGGGAAGGAATCAAAAGCTACCTGGTCAAAGTTAGTCACAGAGAAAATGATCTGTGGATTCATTAAAGGAGGCACTTCCATTCCTTTCATGACAGCTCCAATAGATGAGATCTCAGCGTAAGTCTTTCCGCTTACCTTGGACGTCTTATGGATCACAGATAGCGTGCAAGGTTTGCCAGCTAGGACAGCGATGTCGAATGCTTTACACTCGTCTTCTGTCAGGGCCTTTCCTCTCCAGGAATTTAAGAAGGCGCGAAGGTTTGACTTCTCAGATAGTGAAAGCGTGAACTCCTTAGATAAGACAGCAGGCTGTTCGCCGTTCTCCTCCTTGTAAACTTTTAGTTCAGTCGGAAGCTCGAAAGTCAAGCGCACCTTATTAACGAATTTCTCTTCGCCCATGTAGGACTCTTTAACAGTTCCCATGTGAATCATGGAATAGCAACGTGCAACGTAAGTGCCGGCCGCGATCGGCTCGTAGTTTGAGCCTCCAGTCGAAGAGGCGATAATTGAAGTTTTGGTAGACATGATAATAAAAATTAAAGGTTTGAAATAATTGTGATTACTGATAAGATGCCGATCACGATCAGCGTGAGGATAGTAGCCTGGGCTAGTTCAGATCCTGGGATTGTTTTTAATAATTCTCTCATAAGATTAGATGTTTTATCTGAGCTTCGTTGCTTTCGATATGTCAAAGGTACACCTTATTTTTGTATTAAAAAATTATTTTAAATTTATTTTTTATAAAATAATGTAAATTATCTTTTACTAATTCGGTTATAAATGCGAAATCTGTTTAATATAATACACAAAAAAGCCCAGAGATAGGATCCCGGGGCTTTATTAGTGTCATCTAAACCTATAAGACTAATGAAAAACAACTATGAAAACAATTAATCTATTACAAAGCTACTAAAAAATATGTGATAACCTCGCTACTTGACCAAAATCTTTGTGATGAATAAATCCTTCTACCGCTTTTGTAGCGTGTTGATACGCGTTTCTGTGATGCCAGGAGTCGGTTCCACTAGGAGATCTTAAGCTTTCAACAGTTACACCTATGTAGTCCTTACTAATTTTGTGGTGTAAGTGATGGCTGTAAACGTATCTATGCTTAGTATCTGCCCAATTTTTAGGAGATTCCTGAGCCATAAGCAATGGAAGGTCCTGAGGTTTAGCTCCATCTCCGTGCGTTGTTCCTATTAGATTTTGACCATATATAAAATACTTTCTGTGAGCGATAGAACAATCAAAGGTTATATTTTTAGAATTCCTAAACCAGCTTTGAATTACATCTGCTAAAAAGAAACCATTTGTGTAGTCATGATTAGAAGGATTGAATACAAAATGTACATCCGCGACTTGCATTAATAGCTCCAATACATCAATGTAAAGTTGCTTTGCAGTCAAGAAACTTTCATACCACATACCGTCGGTATCCTGAGGCGTGCCACTGGTTGTCTGTCGCTTTGGTGTATCTACATGAAGAATGTCATTACCTCCTATAAAAAGAATCTTATCAATGTTAAACCCTGAAGCCTTTTGAATTATGCCTTTTACGCCTTCAATAACTCGCTTAACTGCAATCTGGGAATTGTAATCTTCCCCAGTTTCAAATGAAGTCGCGAGTTTACCGATGTGTATATCAGCTGGATCGACTACTAACAAATGGCCATCAATTATATTAGTCCTAATAATTTCATGATACTTAGGAGAGTGTAAATCCATCGACTTAATAATCTCGTCCCTTATTTCATCGTATCCTTTTGCTTTGTCTCCTTTTACGTGTATTGAATACTGCTTTCCTTTATACCAATAGTTGGAAACATTCTCGATAGGAAGCCCCACTGAGTCGCATTCCTCTCCTAATGCTTTATGATCATTTTGTTTTTCGTATCTCTGAACCCTTTTTAATAAAGCAAGCCTTAGGTTTTCTTTATTAATGTGTGGATATGACTCTAAAAGATGTTTTACAATTTCACTCTGATTTTTAAAATTACCAGATTTATATAATTCCAGAGCTTCAAAACTTATTTGTCTTGAGTCCTTATCGTTTTCCTTGTTCATATTCTTCCATTAATTGGTCCACCAGGAACTCAATGTTATTTAATAGCTTCATGCGAAGCACAAAGCCAGCATCGTCGATCTGCTCAATGGATTCCATCACGTCGAGCATCGTCTGCAATAGCTGGCTAGTTTTATTTTGGGGAGTTTCGATTCCTTCGATGTCTATTTGATACACTATTTTAAGCCGAATTTAAGATAAATATAAGCGACTAGCATCACAGCCTCCGCAAATAGTAGCATGACCACCCAGGTAGGAACCCGATACTTGATCACTTCCTTGTCTCTGTATTCGATCCATTTTACTTGAGAGTTTCGGTAATTATTCTCGATCTCCTGGCGCATCGAATCGATATCGATCGTCGCTCTGATCTGGCCCTTGTCTGACTTGATTGTCACTGATCCATTCGGAAGAATTAACCTGGAATAAAAAGAGGAAAGGATCCCAGAAGAGTCGCAAGGATTCGAGATCGTGAGCGTATCGTGCACCGCTCTAAATCTTTCTACGATCTTCTCGCTTTTAATAGTATCGATTCTAAGCGTTTCTTTATACTCGGTTAGAGTCTTTGTCTGCTTGCAAGAAAAGAACGCGACAGAAGCCAAAAGAATAAGTAATTTTCGCATGATTATGAGAAGTAAAGGTCAGCTTCCGCTTGACGTCGTTTAGTTAATCCAGTTAAAACCTTTCCGGCTCCCTTGTTCCACTTCATGAACTCGTTACGAATTGTAACGTCTTGCGGATTTAAGTTTACCTTCTTTAATAAAGTGGATGATTGTAAATTATTGACTCCGCAATTATAAGCGAATGAAGCCAGTGCATCGAATTGATGCTGACTAATATCGTCTCGACAGAAACTATCGACAGATTTCTCGTAAGATTGAATTAAGAATTTTAAAAGCTCCTCTGCTTTTGCTTGAGTTATTGACGGATCTGTTAGTTTTACTTTCTTTCCGTCATTATAGTATGTATTCCCGTATCCAATAGTAGGGATCCCAGCCGGGCAAAGGTAGGGCTTAAGTTTTAACCCCTCAAATCGCTTTATTAGATCGAGACCTTTTTGGCTTATCTTCGTGACTTTCATCAATTATTCCTAGTTTGGTTTTCAGGTTTGAATTCTCGGATTTTAAAGAGTGGACCTCAGCAGTTAAGATGTCGATCTTATCGCTCAGCTCCTTCACTTTGTCAGACATTTCTTGGGCCATCTGGCGCCAGATCTCGATCGCTTTTGTGGTCTGCTCTAATTCGATTGTATTAAGGTCCGCTTTTTCTTTGCGCCTTCCTACTATCCAGCCGATCAATGCAGCGATGGCACCCGTTACAGATTGCCCAAGAATGTCATTAACTTCCATCAATTAATCTTTTTTCAAAACTTGTAATAATTGCGCTTTTGCTAGGATCGTGAAACCTTCAGAATCCTTAATAAAGTTTTTGATCGTTTCTTGATCAGATGAATCCAAGTCAAGAACTTCTCCCTTGTTTAAGCTTACCGCCCAATCCCAGAATTTTAAGGCATCGCCTTTGGATCCCTGGGCTAAAGCATTAGCTAATAATTTACCTGCGTTTGCACCCTCGATCGGTTGCTCATCTAAACCTAAAAGGTCAAAATTGAAATTTAATTTCATCGTTTGGTTTGTTTAATTTATTAATCTATAAATAGATAGCAAAAGTCCTAGATTTTTGCAGGATCCGACCATGGAAGTCCGTAGTTCACAATCGGAGGATTCAAAAAATTTTCTATTTGTGAATCAAGGTTTTTCTCAATTGCTTCACAATCCAAACCTTTTTCAAGCCATCCCTCAACCATTTCTTTAGTGACCTCATCGTAAGGAGTGAAGCTCGCTTCGTGTGGTGCATCGACTGCTAAAGCTCCGTAAGTGTCAGCAATAAACAAAGGACTTCCTTCGCTTATCTGAGGAGTTCCTTCGCTTATCTGAGGAGTTACACAAGCCTTCTGCGCTCTCCAATGAATTGTAGAAATTACTTTGTCCATTCCATCAAGAGATGGGATAGAGTCAAGTTGTGATATTACCCAGTTGAATGCCATGTTATTTATTTTTTAATATATCTAATTCTGCTTTTAATTCTTGAACTGCTTTAGTTAATGCTGCTACAATTGGATTAAAATTAAGTCCGATAAAATCTCCGCTTTCTTGGTAAGCACTTGGAATGATTCCATGTACCTCTTGAGCAATAAATCCAAGTTCTTTTTGTCCATTAGATTCATCTGATTCCATTCGATATAGAATAGGTTTTAATTGAAGCACCTCAGCTAATCCTATGTTAGAATCCTCAAAATCTTTCTTTTTATTAATATCTGAAGTAGCTACATAAACACCAGTGCTTCTATTAATATAAGCTCTAGAGGTCCCATCAAATCTAAAATGAAAATCTCCAGAGTTTACTGCTCTTACTGTATCAATATAACCAACATTATCATCGTTACTAAATATCGTATAATTTCCAGCACCTACTCCAGCTTCTCCTCCTATTAATTTATAGCCTCTTATGTCTCCTACTACCGCTAATTTTTGGCTAGGCGCAGTCGTTCCGATACCTACGTTGCCATTCTGCTTAATAATCATTTTATTATTTTCAGTCGCAGACGCTCCAGCAGTTCCAGATGTAAACGTATTAAAATATATATCACCAGGATTAGCATTCCCAGAACTTAATCTAATAGAAGTTCCAAATCCACTTTGGTCATAAACATAACCGCTACCATCAAATAAAATGTTGTGAGATAAAATAGCATTTCCAAAAGGAGCTAAAATAAATGCACTTCCTTGTGTAGGAACTGAGCTACTTGTAAATACTTTTAGATTTCCTCCAGCGTTTGTGCTTGCTAAAACTGATAAATTAGTAGTTGCCGTAACACTACTCGAAAACGTGGCACTTGTACCGCTTAAAGCTCCCGTAAGTGTTGCGCCAGTTGCAGAAATTGTAGTTGCAAAAGTAGAAACATTATAATCAATTATTAAAGCATCTTTAGATGTTCCACCTGCTGATGCATCATAAAAAAATCTAAATCTTTGCCCATTACTAGCTAATGGCAATCCATTATCTCCCACAGAAAAAACTAATTCGCCTTGGTCATCAGCTACTGAATTACCAAAAATTCTCCAATAATCACTTCCAGCCATTTGCTGACCTATGTAATAATTAGTGCCACCTACCGTATTATTAGCTGGTAATATTAAATAAGTTCCTACGCTTACAATTCCATTTGAATAAATAGATTGGCCAGTTATAGAACCACCTCCCGTTATTGCATTTGTAAACGTAGCGTTTCCAGTTGTACCTATTGTAAATCTCGAAGTCGAATTTGTTACATCGTAAACTGTGAAAGTTCCGTCTGTATTTGAGATAAAATAATCTGGATTATTATCTGTATCAGTTAAATATAATCTAGGATTAGTACCGCTTAAAGTTACATCTCCAGAAAAACTTGCACTTGTACCAGTAAGCCCTCCGTAGAACGTGATATTAGCACCGCCACCGCCTCCTAAATTTGCAATCTGTGTACCATTATTTGAATTTATAGAAAGTCCCCCAGAGCCAGCCGCTTTGACCTGGTTTACTATTGCAATTCCAGCCGTTATATTATTACTTCCTAAGTTTACAGCTCCAGTCGCTCCAGTGTATGGAACGTAAGTAGATGCAGCCGTAGATGGGTCGAGTTTTCCGTTAAAAGTAGACCAGTCTGTTGAAGTTAAATATCCATTCTGTGAGCTTGTCGCAGCCGGAATACTAAATACCCCAGTGCCACTATTATAAGCCAAAGGAGACGAAGCAGAAAGTGCCGCTCTCGCTCTAGTATCTGTAAACCATTTATTAGTCGGACTAGCTAGCTCCTGGATGTCATCCGTATCTAAGACCACCGCTCCGACTAATCCGTTTACTGAGGAAACCCCCGAACCGATAGCCGTTCCTAAGTCTGAAATAGTAGTCTTGTAAAGCTGACCAGTTGAAGGGTCAGCAATAGGGAATAAATCAGTGACTAGGACTGAAGGCTTACTTGTTAATTGACTTACTTTTTTATTTGCCATTAGTTAGGATAATTAAAATTTGTAGGAACCTGACAGCGATCGGATAGCATCGGGAAGGAAACAGTCACGTCTGCCTTTACGCCAGCCAAATAGTCCTCTTCCTTCTCTGTAAAAAATTCTAGGTTTACACTATCGCCGATCTCCCAGTCAAACTTAGGATATCGCATCATTGAGACGATGTCCTGCGCGATCAATAGTTGATCCGATAGAACGTCGTTCTCATTAGATTCGTCCTGGAGCTGTCGATCTAGGAAGTAAAGTGAGAAGTTAAGAGTTAATTCCTTATTAGCGATCGATGATCCAGTCAAAGAGTAGAACATCGCCGGATAAACATTATCGGCCTGGTTTAAAAACTCCCATACATCCCCGAAATAAACAGTGTTTATCTGCTCATGCGCGGAGGCTAAATCACTTATTAGCTTGATTGTTTGATTTAATGTCAGCTGTTTGATTGCCATTTTGTTGAGTCGCTAGGTAAACTTCTAATTTCTTGATATTTTTTGTACTATAAGCTTTCGGCATATCTTTTTTGTTTTAGCAAAGTCCGTTTTCGCCCTGGTATCTTTCCTCAAAACTCATAGGCTTACAGCCATATTCATCGCCTAACCAGATCGAAGCTTGGTAAGCGTCGTGATCCGGCTTAATGATATCCACTCCGGATCCATAATTAACGTATTCCTGGAATTTATCAGTAGTCGAAGATACCTGCTTCAAGTGTTTGATCAGACGCTGAGTGTAAAACTCTGCGCGCGTTCGGTATCTTGATGCGACATCAATCAGATCCTGCATGTTTGGCGTGTCTGTATTATCGCTTGTTTTGCGCACTAAGCCCTTATTATAGAACTGGTAAGACAATCCTACTGGAAGCTCAGAAAGCGTGTAATAGACCAAAGGATTCGTAATGAAATTATCTAGTAAGTCCACCTCGTCCGCTGTCAAATTATTATTTTCGATCCCATCCTGCAAGCGATCATATAAAGCCGTTCCTAAAGCAGGCAATAAGAACATGTCTTGCGCAGACAAAACCTCTGGAAGGATCAATTTGTCATCGACATTAGAATGAAGCGCGCTTCTTTCCTTGATCGTGTTTACGTTTATAAAGCAGATATTTTTCATTCCTTAATCTTTTTTAATTACCACCTGGGTTGAAAATATATGACGACAGCTTGGAGAGTGTTCTCCGTTTGGCATTGTCCACCAACCACCGCGACGATCAAATACTGAATAACCTAGGCGCAAGCTGATCGCTTCGATTTCTGCTCTGGTATAAAGTTTGTCAAGAGCCATTAATCTAGCGCAAAATTGACGACTAGGATGGTCAGGAGTATTTCTTTGACTAACTGGAATCGATGATCTCCACTCGTAAGAATAACGAACCATAAAGCTACGCGTCGATGGCTTCGTGTCAGTGATCTCAGAAAGCGGAGAAGTCAAGATTCTTTCGACGTTCCCTTTTACATTTGTGGACTTAATTAATCCGCGCTCCTCTAAGGAGTCCATGATTTTATTAATGATCGCCAGGTCCGTTTTAATCGTGCCTGAGATTATCTCTGGAGTGATTCGCTTATCCTTCTGGATCAGGTCCAAGACATTCGCCTCTAGACGCGTTAATTCTTGAGTAGCAAAGTCTAAATTCATTGACTCCTCTAAGTCATTAGGCATCTGTGAGAACGTGTCTCTGGTGCGAAATATAGAGTAATTACTTTTAGACTCTCCGAACTGATCAAAGATCGAGATGATATCATCTTCGCTGAATCGTAAATTAGTAGCAGCAGGAGCGGCGCCGTCAAGCTCTCCGCCTCCTTGCTCTTCTGTTAAGCCTACCAGGGCCCGGACTTCATTTGGAGTCATGGACTCAAGTACCTTATTTGCTACTAATGGCGATAAGCTATTGATCGCATCGATCACATCCTGAGAAGTTCCAGAAGTCTTAGCCTCTAATTTAGGCGCTCCTAGTTTTTCACGGATCTCGTCCTTTGTTAAGTTCTGCGCGATTGTAGCTTCAGAGAACTCCATGCCGATCGGCTCGACTGGGATTATTTGTAACCCATCGATAGCACCGCGTAATTTGGCAAGTAAACTGAATACTTGTTCTTGATATATTTGCTTATCATTGACGTAGGTATTTTTAAAGATCTCGTATGAATCGCGCATTTGCTGGCGTGATCCTAATTGACCAGGTGTCGAGATACCAAATAAATCTGGAGACGTGATCTGGTGTCCAGCGTACACGTTTTTCTCGATGATCTTATCGACGTTTGCGAAATCCTCCTTTGTAATATCTGAAGCTCCTAGGTCCTCGATGATCGGTTTTCTTGAAGCATCGTTCACGAATGAAAGAATAAACTTCTTGCCATCGGATCCAGAGAAACGATCTGTAAATTTACGCTCTACGATTCTCTTCTCTTCGTCTTGAGGCTCTCCATTAGGAAGCGTGATTAATTTAGAAGCGCTGAATCCAGTCTGAGCATTTCCTAAGACGTGCTTAGATACTTCGATGTCGGACTCGATATAATTCAAGGCACCGATATAACCAGGCAAAGAATAAGCCGAAAGATTCGGACGATATTCTTTTAAGTAAAGGATCTGTGTCCCTACTGGGAGCTTGTCATTAAATGCGTTATAAATTGAGCGCTTATATTTTGAATCTTGCCAGTTTTCAGAATACCAGAACTGAGTATTATCGTCATTCGTGCGAACCTTTGTGTAGTCCAAGTGATAAACTTCTGCAATCTTTCCACCGGTTTGGCTCCAGATAACTTGAAGATAAGCGCCACCGAATAATTCGACGTCTGTCGATACCTTTTTTAGGATGTCATTAAGTGATTCGAAAGGGTTTGGTTTGTCAATAAACTCCTGAGCTACCTGATCCGTCTCTTCGATCGGCTTAAAACCGTTTCCAGTGATGTAATTTACCTTACTTTTAATGATCGCGTTATGCTTAGCTGACTTGCTAAACAGATCTACCAGGTAATTCGGGTAATCATTCTTTTTTCCAAACTCAATGTATCCACCATTCTCGCCTTTTTTCTCTTGGTATTCTGGCTGTCTGGCCTCCGCAAAGGTAAGGACGTTCAAGAAATTCGTTGTATTGCTCATATATCGCGCACTATAAAGGTATTATTCGTTTGGTTGTATGTCGTGAACTCAAATTCTGTCGAGTTTTTAAGCGACATTTGCCCCTTCTCTAGCAATCCAGTAGCTAAAGTAGGATCTAAATTTGAGCTTGAAGTCTGCTCATATATAGCATAAGTATATTCTCCGCTGTCATAGTTAGCGAAATAGCTATTTGTCGCTACATTAAAAGCGTTGAATCGATCTTTAAAATTCGATACATCCGCGTTATTTAAAAGCACAAAAGCTTTCGTATCGCCAGTAGCTCTGGACGTGAAATAGAATAAGTAATTAGGCGCCGAAAGGGTTTGCTTCTCCTTTAGCGTCACTACTATTTTCGTCGTTTGTCCTTTAGTGAAATGAATCATCGATAATAAATAGCAAAGCAAAGTTATTTTATAAAACAAAAAAAAGAGGAGGCTCTCGCCCCCTCCCCGTCTAACCAAACGACTGACTTATTAAGCTGTTAATCCAGCGATGATACCAGAAGAAACTTCTGGAGCCAAAGCCTTTTCAGCAGCTGAGAAAGTTAATGTATATCCAGAGCGATCTCCTTGAGCCGTTCCAGTAGCGCCGTTACCGCCTGACATATTCAAGCCAGAAACTTTGCCTAAATACCAATACTTCCCGTTATTATCGCCTACGACAGCGACTAAAGTATTCTGAGCCAATAAAAGAATTTCGTTTCTAGTATTAGCTTGTAATTTGTTAAGAATGATTGACAATTCTTGAGCGTAGAATACAGTCCCGTTTTGCACGTTCGCGTTGATGTTCTCAGTCAAAGAAGAAGTTCCAGGAACTAATTCGTATTTTCTAAAAACCTTACCGCTTCCCTTAGTGATCGCAGTAATTACACCGCTTGCCTCAGTCGTGCTAGATACGTTACCTTTTTCAATGAAATACACTTCCGTGATTCCGCCTAATGAATCCTTGCAATCTAGGGCGTACCCTTGAGTTAATGCACAAGCCATTATTTTAAATTTAAAAGGTTAAAATTAGGGGAGTCCAATCCAATGGATCTCCCCGAACTTATTGGTAAGAATTAAGCTAAGATGAAATCTACCATCTCAGCAGGGAAAGCGATCTGAACGCCAGCCTTGAACTCAGCTACGAAGCGAACTTGATCTGCTTCTTTAGCGAAGAACAATTCGAAACGCTCTTGCTCATCTAATAAGTCAGTTCCGTAGAACATGTTAGAAACGCGACCACCGTAGATCTTAGAAAGACCATTCAAACCTTGAACAGCTACTACCTTAATAGTAGTTCCTGGCAACATCAATTCTGAATCTGCCTTGCCGTCGAAGTTGTAAGCGAATAAGTTCGCGTTCTTTAATGCGATTGTGTAAGTACGGAATACATCCATTCCAACAAAGATAGTCGCATCGTCCTTAGCTACGATCTCAGCAGGTAAAGCCTTGTAAACTGCATCGATTACAGCGATCACGTTTGAAGTAGTGATACCAGCAGAAGCAGCTAAAGGAGTACCGTAGTAAGTAGTCGTGTTAGCGTGGATAACTGAAGCAGAAGCAGCAGCAATTAACTTAGCGAAACCGTCGAACTTGTTCAAGTTTCCGTTTGCTGAAGCTGTGTCTCCTTGCCATACCGCGATCTCTAATTGAGCAGCGATCTTGTCAGCCTTACGTTGTGAGTATTCAGCAGCGAATACGATAGAATCGTAAGAAGAACCAGCAGGCAATGCCTTCTGTAAATACTTAGCTTCTAAATCTTTCGGGCAAAGTGCCTCGTTTACTTTGATCTTTCCAACAGTTAATGTACGCTGTGTGAAAGTAGTTGTGCCTGAAGCGTTGAAACCGCAAGAAGAACCATCTTGGAAGAACGCGTCTGTGTCCATGATGTTTACTGTCTCAGCAGATTTTACGCCTAACATAACGTTTCCTTGATCCTTGATCAAAGAGATTGTTTTTGCTCCTAATACTGAAGACGCTACTAATTGAGTCGCGTTTTCTTCTGTATAGTTAGCCAATGAAGATACTACAAATGCCATCTTTTTTGATTGTTAAATTGTTATTTTAAATTTTTTACTTTGTTTAAAAATCTCTCGATTTTCTCTTCTCTTTTCTCTACTTGAGAGAAAGAATTTTTTGGTGCCTGGATAGGACCAGCGCTAGGAGTTGAAGCCAAACCTAAAACTACGTCAGAAAGATCGTTGATCGCTTGAGAGAATTTACCCTCGATAGATGCGATCTTAGCTTTTAAAGCTTCGTTCTCTGATTTTAAGTTTTCGATTGTGCCATCGATCTCTGTGAACTTGTCCGACTCCATTGGAATCTCTTCCTCTGGCATTTCAATCGGCTCAGCTTCTGCTTGAGGAGTCTCAATGCCTTCTACCTTACCGCCTACGATCGTGATCATAGTACCGTCTACTAGCTCATACTCTCCATCCGCTGCCGGAGAAGTATTCCCGCTTTCATCTACTATCGAAGCTTCAGCTCCAATCTCTAAATTGCTTAAGTCAATCTTAGATCCATCTTTAAGATCGTAAGTTTCGAAAGACAATTCAGTAACCGGTGCAGATTCCTCGCTAGTCTCCACTTGTACTTCTTCGTTTTCTGAAGCTAGCATCAAGCGGATTTTTTCGATTCCTTCTTTTACTGTCATGTTTAGTTTAATTTATTACTCGTTTATAAATACAGATAAAAAAAAAGTTTATACTTTAAACTTTGCACTCATCCAAAATCTTAGCAATATCAGACCAGAGCTTTTCCTCCTTAGTCATATCGCCTGGCTGTTTCTTGTAATTGAACATACCTTCAACAGATAAGCCTTTAAACTTACCTGCTTTAATGTCTCCCCACACTTCGTCATTATCGATTGAATAAGAGGCAAAAGCTGATCCATCTGGAGCGTCTTCAAATCCTTTCATTGGTTTGATCCCTCTCGACTCATCTGTGATCCAGCACTCAAACATCGTCACGCCATCGACTACCTGGTTAGGATCATGCATCAAATTAACATTTGAAGTGTATCCCTTCTGGAACATTTTTTTGACGATCTTATAAATCGTATCCTTTGGGAAGGAAACGAAATACTCCTGGCCGTTATCATTACGATAGATCGGTGTATCTGCTAACATCATAGGGCCCGAGATGATGCGACGCTCTTCGTCTTGGATCTCAAAATTCATACGATCCTCTTTGAAGCGAAGGAAGTTTCTCTCGATCGCTGGCTTGTCTACCAAAGCGACGAAATCTACTTCAGATCCATCCATTAGATCCTCGTTAATTTCTAGTAAATAAATAGGTAAATTCATTCTTTATTTTTTAGTTAAAATCTTGAAGCTTTTTCAATACGCTCAATTCTTTTCTGTGATCCAGTGATGTCACTCTCTACCACATACGCGCGTGTTGTTACGTTTGAGATAGTATTTAGTGATCGCTGATCCAATGAAGTCGGGATAGGCTCCGCTGATCTTGGCGCAATAGGAGCGCCAGCTCCAGCGCTTGGTGCTGATCCTAAACTCGGCGCTGATCCTCCACCAGATTGACCAGGAACCTGGACAGCTAAGATGTTTTGAATTGACTTATATCCGGAAGCTAAAGCAAGTCCAGCATTAATCGGCGCAAGCACTGGTCCTACGAAAGGAATTCCGATTGTAGACTCGTAAGCTTTCTGAGCTGATAAGATCGCGGAGATCGTAGCGCTTGCTACCGCTGCCGCCTTTCCTGCTGCCGTCTCAGTTCCTAAAAGATTCGAAAGGTTTGCAAGTGTGTCAGCAGTTGCTTGAGCCGCTGCGATCTTAGCCTTTGCTTCCTCTTGAGCGATTTTCTTTCTAGCCTCCGCGTTTTTCTTCGCGTCCTCAGTTTGCATCTGCTGAGTGGCTCTAGTATTTTGTACGATCTCCTCAGAAGTTGTACTTAAATCTTCAAGCGCTTGCTGATCATATTTTTCCTGGATCTTCAAAAGCGCTTCTTGTCTTGCCTCCTCTACGCCTTCAAGATCTCCCCCAAATTTTAAACGCTCTTCATAAAGCTTGTCATATTTTGCCTGCTCTAATTCAATTTCTTTTTCTTGATCAGTCAGGAATTTCTCCGCATTTCTATTTGCGATATCTTCGTCTTCCTTGTTGATCCTTGCCTGATTCTTTTCGTATTCTGCGCGCGCGTCTTCCGCTCCTTTGCGAAGATCTTCCAGGCGTTTTTTAGCAGCTGCTAATTCTTTTTCTGCTGCCTCTTTGTTTTGTTTAGCGATCTCTTCATTCCGCTTTTTATTTTCGTCCATTACAGACTTATTGTACTTGGCATCAATTACGACTAGATCGGTTTTAAGCTCGCGGAATTTTTTCATTTCCTCGGTGCTTAATTCTCCGTTTGTCTTTAGCTTTTGACGTAATACATTTAAGTCAGTATTGACAATCTCCTTTCGCTTCTCAGAAAGTACCTTCTCGCTGGCTCCAGTTGCTTCTAAAACTTTAAGATCAGCCTCTAAAGCTTCCTTTCTACGCTCTGAAGTCTTAGTGAATTTCTCTAAAGATCGCTCTGCCTGGTTTGTGATCCCTACAAAATCGGTCACTTTCTCCACTAATCCAGTGAAAATCTTGCCTACATTAGCTAATCCAGGGATCGCTTTAAGGACTGCCTCCTTAATTGCATCAAAATTTGAGACGATTAATCCCAAAGCAACCGCAAAAGCACCCACTCCAGTGGCAATTAATGCCCCTCTCATAGTGGTAAAAGCACTAATCGCCGCCGCTTTCATAGAAGCAAAGGCACTTAATACGTTTGTTTTGATGACTAGCCCTAAGTTTTTAAAGCCATCGATCGACGCTAGGACCGTATTTAGTCCTTCAGATAGGGCTAAAGCTCCCTGAACCTTTAAGAGTTGCTTCTCTACTTCCTTAGATTCTACGCCTACTAGAGCTAAAGCTCCCTGAGTTGCAGCGAATGCACCAGCTACGCCCTGGATCGATTGGCCAAATGCTTTAAATTTAGCATCTGGATCGAATGCCTCGATCGTAGCCTTAGCGTCTCCAATCCGATCTTTTAATTCAGCAGCTCTTTTAGCAGCGTTTGCAATCTCCTGAGCGGAGGCTCCAGCTGAATTTTGGAGTTTTACTAATTCCATCATAGCCTCACGAAGCTGTCCTCTCAGACTCTTCGTGTCGGCTACTAGATTAATTCCTACTGTTTCGTTTACTGCCATTACGCGTATGTTAGTTCAATTACTCTTAATAATTCCACCTGGGTAGTTTTTGGAACGCTCGGATTGTAGTCATTTACTTTGTTCAATCTCCACAGCGCGCCATCAATCAGGATCAGCTTTGCAAAATCTAGCGAATAGATGTCTTGCAGATCTAGGTATAAATAGCAAGATAGGAGCTTACTATCCT